GCGAGTTCATCCCAGATGTGGATGGTATCGCCTACGCGGCTTGCGAGAACGCCCGCCATGATGCCGACGTTGAAATCAGTACCCCAGTAGATCTCGCCTCCGGTGTCCTTGACGTCTTCGGAGATGTTGTCGTCGCTGAAGTCTGGGTAGACGCGACCGGCGAGGGTCTCGAAGCTGGCTAGGTACTCCTGGCGGAAGGTGCGCTCATCGAGCGTGCGGCGTGCTGCTTCGACTTCTTCTTCAGGGACGTTGCCGCCTTCGATCGTGGTGTAGGAAAAGGTGCGCCAGTCTTCTTGGTCTTGGGCTTGTTCCCAAAGATCGTGAAACCAGTTGAGCCCGGCTGGGGTGGTGATGAACCAAGCCGGACCGCCTTGGTCTGACAGCGCGGGGCGGAGCACCATTTCCCAAGCGTCTTGCTTGACGTATGCCGCCTCATCAACGATCAAGGTCGAGAGGCTCACGCCACGAAGGGCATCGGGGTTCTCGGCGCCTTTGAGCGCGATGATGCTGCCGTTCGCAAGTTCGACGCTCAGATCGGACTCGTTGCGCTTGACGCAGATCTCAGGTGGCACCATCAGCTTGAGCTGTCGCCAGGCGATCTGTTTTGCCATGCGGTAGCTGGCGGTGACATACCAGTTGAGGCTGTTGGGCTTAGCTGTTGCCCAGTTGATCAGCTGCGCGGTGGCGAGGTAGGTCTTGCCGAAGCGGCGCCCGCTGCAGAGCATTTTGAAACGGGCTTCAGCATCGAAGACTTCACGCTGCGGTCCGGTAAGGCTGTCGTATAAACCAGCGCCTACGGATTTGATTGCCTGCTGCGCTTCATCCGACGATTCAACGATCGGCGAGAGAACAGAACCGCGTGGAAGTGTGCTTAGGAAGCCCATCAATCGAAGAGCTTGGCGATCTTCGCAGCGGTGTTGATGCAGCCGAGGGTGACGGCAAGGTTGCCGCCTTCCATGGATTTTTTATGGACGATGTTGAGCTGCGATAGCAGGACAGCTGCGTAAGCTTGCCGATCGAGGTTCCAGTCCTCTTCCAGCTCCTTCATTGCGGCAGCGCGGTAGTCGTCTACCGAGCGCGAGCTGAGCCCCCATTCCTGAGCACCGTATTGCAGGAGATCAGAGCGTGTCGCACCGTTGGCGATCATGCGAGCGAAGCGCATGGTGCGGAACTGCTTTTCAGCAGCGGTACAGCGCGTTTTACCTGCCATAAACGCAGTTTATAGATCGCTTACAAGTTGGCGAAGGAGTCTAGTGCGTACCAGACGTGAGAGTTTCGATAACCACCTGGGTGAGTAGGGACGATGGGGGTTACGCCGTGCATGTTGCGCCAAGCGGGATAAACGAGCATGGAGCCATCGACCTGGTTGAAGGTGGCGTTGTAGTCAGGTACGTGAAGGTTTCCGCCAGTGCTGTTGCGGCGTTTCGTGATGATGATGTTGACGGCGCCTTTGACGTTGGCGTGGTCCTGGTGGACAGGAGCAGCGATGTTGCAGTTGGAGATGGTAGAGGAGAAGTGTTTGGCGAAACGCCATTGTTCTGGCACGCGAGCGGCAACGACCTTTAAGTGCGTTTCGGCTACGGCGGGCGTGATTTCGCGGATCAGGTCATAGGCGATAGCGCCTGCAGCGTTCATCGCCTTGACAAAAGTGTTGGCGGATTTTGTTCTGTGAACCGAGGAGCGTGAAGGGTACGGTCGCCGCATGTGCGGCTTAGGTGGGACGCTGCCGAGGATTGATGAATACTGCGAAACGACAAGATATCGACGCTTGCCGTCAGGACCTGGAGGCAACGGTCGCTTGCGATCCATCACCGTTTTGGGGACGCGTTCTGAGTTGACTTCGGCGTCAGCGATGTCGATGAGGTTTTTTAACTGCGGTGGCAGTTCGCGAATGAAGAGCCCGACCTCGGTGCCGTCAGGGTCGACGAGGATGCAGTCGTCGTGAATGTTGGGCTCGATCTCCGGCGGTGGATCGCCGATGCTGAGCGCACGGGTGACAGGTTCGAGGACGAGCTTAGGCAGCGTCATTTGGCGAAGCAGAAGACGTTGGTGCAGGCAGGGAACCAGCTGGGCTGCCAAACCGTTTCGCGCTGGTCGTTGTAGCAGATGCTCGACCAGGCAGCTTCAACGCGGTAGGCGCGTTTCTGGCGGTCGATGACGTGCCACAAACGGACGAGAGAGGGGTCGATGTCGAAAGACCACTCGTAGACCAGTTTTTTGAAGGTAGCGCTGGTGTTTTCGAGGATCGGCATTTCGGCGCCCTCGATGTCCATTTTGCAAGCGTCGAACGCCTGAGCTTCGGTGTCGAAGTTGAGGCAGGGGACTTTGATGCCCTTGTCGTTCCACTTGCGGACGATGGAGTTCCGCCAGACCTGGCTGTTGTTGCCGATGTAGAGGATGACCTCTTTGCGATCGTCGTGAACGAGAGCGGCTTGTTTGACGGTGGCTTTGAACCCGTTCAGGCGCAGGTTGCGCTTGATCATGTCGATGTTGAACGGGTCGGGCTCGTAGACGGTGACCTTGGCGCCGAGGGAGCAAGCGAGGAGAGCGAAGGCGCCGACGTTGCCGCCACAGTCCATCCACTTTTCACCGGGAAGGATTTTTAGCCCGCGTTTTAGATAGGTCTTGCGACCGATGACTTCCTCAAAGGTTTTGAGATCGCTGAAACCGGGGCGGTGGTAGAACTTGATTCCGCCGATGGAGCCTTGCTGCAGCTTCATACGGAGAGCGCCTCGATCAGCTTCATGCCGACGTAGTCACCGCGTTTGCGGGCTGCGTCTACAAGAGCTTTGGCTTCCTCGTAGTCCTCAGAGCGGAACTCGATCTGGATCGCCTTCATCACGCCTTCGGCAAGGTCGTTGGTGGGATCGTCGAGATCGTCGAGGGCTGAGTAGTCAGGCTCTTCAGCGAACGAGGGAATTTCGTCACCCCAGCCGAGGAGGCTGAGGTCGAAACCGGCATCACCGAGGGCTTGCAGCTCGGACTGGAGGAGGTCATCGTCCCAACCGCTGTTGAGGGCGAGTTGGTTATCGGCGATGACGTAGGCGCGGCGCTGGTCCTCGGAGAGGTGAGACAGCGTGATGGTTGGGACTGTTTTTAGCCCGACAATTTTTGCGGCTTCCAGACGACCGTGACCGGCGATGACGTTGCAGTCGTCATCTACAAGGATCGGGTTAGTGAAGCCGAACTCTTTGAGGGAATTGACTAGGCGTTCGATTTGAACGGCTGAGTGAGTGCGAGGGTTGTTGTCGTACGGGACGAGTTCTTCGATAGGTGTTTGGTCGATGAACTCTGGAGCAACAACCATTGTCTTTAGTGAGTGCGGTGTTGTTTTAGCTGATTGATCTTTGGTTCGACAAGGTGATGTGAAGAGACGGTGCCACAAACGTTGCCGACGCAAACGCGAACGCAACCGTCAGGCAAGTTTTCCAAGGTCGGCTGGACAGAGGTAGCGGCTGATTCGACCAAGTGGTTCAGGCGCTCGCGGGGGCTCTGGGTCATTGATCTGGCGGTAGAGGGCTAGCAGCTCTTCATCCCGCTGCTTGAGCAGGTTTTGAAGGTTCCTGTTCTTTGTCATAGATGGCGCAGACGACGGCGGCAACGATTGCTTCAACAACGTGACGAGGGGCAGAGCCGTTAGCGGCTTTCAAGGCGCTTGTAACAGCTTTCTGGTATTTCCTAATGGAGAGTGCGGGTGCAGCGGGCTGAGCGCCCGCAGAAGGGTCTCCCAGGGCACGCAGACGCATGAGGGAGGAGCGGGAGAGGTTTAGGGCTTTGGCTTGCTTGTCGAGATGGTCTCGCTCTTCAGCGGTCAGGGAGACCTTGACTTCGGTTTTAGGCATCAGAACGGAAGGGGTTTTTCAGTCGAGGGTGACAGGTCGCGCGGGCTGACGACTTCCACCTTCGGAGAAGGTGCGACGTCACGCATCAGGTTGCGGTACGCCTGGGGGTTGATGTGTCCAGGAGGAGCCTTGTCGAGATCATCGACGGTGCAGCGTCCGGCGTCGATCATGCGACGAAGGATCTGGCGTGCGCCGTCTTCTGTTGAAAGGCGCGTCAAGCGAGTGGTTGGCATTAGTCGAAAGCCTCCAAGCGTTGTTTTTCTTCTTCCGCCCAAGGGTGACGGATAAAACGCCCAAGACCCTGAGCACCAGCCGCTCCTGGAACTGGAGGGCAGTAGACGCAGTAGTAACCCTCTTTGTCATACATGCCGATTGCGTGCTCGGTATGGACAGGGCTGTAGTGGAAGCGAACCTCGCCTAGCTCGGTTTCGCCGAACATCGCAGAGGTAGCGATGCGGTAGACGGCTTTAGGCGCGATCCGTTCTTTGTTGTCGAAGACGCAGTGGACGCACTTGCCTCGGTTGGCGTAGTCGTAGAGGGGAAGCATCAGAAGACGTAGGTGGCGTGGTTGATCGCCGCTTGACCTTGAGGTCGTTCTTCGACGGTGGCGTACCGCTCGTCACGCAGCCAGCGGAAACAATCCGGCAGGGGGCTGACGAACTCATCACCAGCTGCACGCTGGTGGGCGATCTCAGTTTCCAATGCCTT